GCCTTTGGTACTAATGAGGCAGTATCTGAAATAATTAATCCACCTTCACCATTAATTTTAACATCTACGTCGGACATCCTCAATATATCAATATCATTATCCCTTATTACCATTTCATTATTTGTATCACGAAATACATAATATAATAAATCTGAGCCAAATTGAACATTAGTAGTTGGAACTGACATCTAAATTATAATATAAATTATAAAAATATTTAAAAAATAAAACCATTATTATTATATTTTATTCATAATAATAGTAGTTGTATAAATTTGCTATATAAAATTAAATTAATAATCTAATTATTGTAATAAAATTTAAGTTGATTTGCAACCAACTTCGAAATCTCTTCTGTTAGAATCTGGGGAGATAGTGCTATTCATCCAAATAGATACTGGTACTTGTGGGTTAGATGGTTCAGATCTGATTTGTAAGTTTGCGTTTCTTAAAGATTGTCCAACGGTGTTAATACCAAGATGATATCCTGCTTCAATAAAATTTTTGAAAGCAAGAGAACCTTTACCTTTTGGGTTTACTTTAGCCCAAGCATTTGCATCACCATCTTTTGGTAATAATTCAGAAGCTTTGAGTTGTTTTCTTGCGGCAATACCTTCAGCAAGAGTTTTATCTTTTTGTGTTTCAGCAACTGGTTTTTCAGTTTCTGCTACTTCTGCGAATGGTTCAACAATTTCTGCATCTTCTTCAAGTTCTCCATCATTAATAATTGGGAGATCAATTTTACCACATTTTTGAATAAGATAAATTAAGATTACGGCGATTCCAACAATTAAAGCAATTTTTAATATATTTGAAGTATTCATTGGTTATTATATATAATGTATAAACAAAAAATTTTTGGTTAATTAATTAAATTGTTTAATTAATTACTCAAATTTAAGAAACAACTATATCTTTACATACTGATAATTTTTAATTAATATTATTTAATAATTCTTTTGTTTTATAATTTTTGGTTAAATTTTCAACTATATATTCATGTTCTTGTAAATAATCAATATCATCGTCATCATTATAACTTTCACTATCAGACGAACTTTCAATAAAATGATATATATTTTTTTCTAATTTGCCTAATTCTATATTTTCTTCCTCTTTATTTATTTTAATTTGAGATATACTCCAATATGTTGCAAACTTATTTCTAGAAAATTGAATACCATTGAAACGAATTATTAAAGATATAATATCATCTTGTTTAACACTACTACATGATACTCTTTGTTTTTCAGAATTATAAACTTCACATTCAAGTTCATCATCATCAAGTTCAATTGGTAGTGTAAGAATGGTATCCATACCTTTCAATTTTAAGAAAGATATAAACGATGAATCTAATGTATCACCATCAGATTCTATTCCAAACCATTTTGGATAATGTTGGTGAACACGATGTATACAAAGCATTTCCAAATTCATAAAAAAATTATAATAACTTTCGTCATCGAGTATTATATCTATTTTATATTTTCCATCGATGTTATAAAATCCAGATAATGTTTTAACATTTTTTAGTTGAATAAATGATGTTTTATCATCTAAAAGAACAGATGATATATACTTATTATTTAATTTTTTAGGTAATTGAAAATTAAATTGTTCTATATCAATATCTTCACACTTTTTAATTGAATACATTATTATTTTAAATATATAAGTTAATTCAATTTGAATGAACGCAAATTTTATAAGACTATATAAAAATTACTTCTTCTTATTGTGTTTTGTCCAATTATATTTTTCCATTGGATTTTTTATTTTATCTATTTTCTTTGGTGATTCTGGCTTTTCTGTTTTATTTTTCTTTTTATTTTCATTTTTATTTTTTTTTCCTAAAACAACCCATTTAGGACTTATTGGCTTAATTGGTTTATTAATGTTTTCGAAATATTTTAATCTCTTTTGTTCTGCCTTTTTTTCTTTATTTTCTAAATGAACTATATATCTTTCACCATGTTGACATAATTGATAAAAATGTTCAAAACGACAATTTTGTAAAATGGGAATACAATTATCATATATATGATCCCTTAATCCTTCATGAAGATCCCAACATTCATCAAAATATTCTTCTTCTTTTAATTGTTGTTCCATCTCATGATGTCGGTTTTGTTCGTTATTCCAATCATCTTGGTTATTCCATTCATTATAATAACTCATTTTTAATGAAATTGTCTATATTAATTTTATATATTAATAGTATTTATATATTATTATATATAAATGATAGGATAATAAACGGAAAAACTCAGTCCCGAATATATTAAAATTTAATATTTTAATCAATTTAATAAAATTAGGAAAAAAATGTTGCAGCAAAATTATCATCAAAAAAGAATTTATCATTGTTTTGTTGATTATAATCATTATCATGATTAAACTTACAATTTTTTTTGTTTCTACATTTTAGCCCATATCTACATTTCTTCTTAGATTTATACTCTTTTTTCTTCTTATTTTGAGAATTCCAATTTTTCTTTGGTAATTGTTCAGATTCCAAAAAATTATCATAGTTATATTGATTATTTGTTGTTCCACCTTTAATTCTAACTTCTTGTGTAATCTCTGCGCCTGATTTTTTATTTTTTAAATTTTTAGATATATGAATAAAATTATTTCCCTCTTGAAAATGTTTTGTTTCTTTAAAATCCTTATTTTCGCGAATTTGTTTAGCTGTTAAAACTTTGCCAGAAAAATTTTTAAATTTATTCATCATTTTTCCAAAAGTAGTCTTTTTTTTTTCATTAAATTGATAATTATTTTTATCTTCTTCTTCTTCTTCTTCTTCAAGATTGAAAACATTTCTTGATACTTTGTATCTATCTTTGTGTTTATATGAATTTGAATATGGTAGAAGAGACATTTTAACTTTATTAAATGTATTAAAGTTCGATTTTTTTTTTCATTTATTGTATTTCAATTTCAATTTGTTCGTTTTCACTTAAATTTTGAATATTTTGAGATGGAGAATTACAATTTGAGTCATTTTTATTCAATTCATTATAAAAGTCATTTTTTGATATTCTCAAAATCCTACAATTTGATACAACTCTTGCTGAAAAATCAACAATATGTTCATTTATTGGTCTTGTATGATTTATATACGATTTATATACAGATTCAAAAATATCAGGACATAAAACAAACCATCTAGAAACTTCCGACAAAAAATTATTTTTACCAGAATGAATTTCTAATTTACCATCTAAAATAACAGACATAAAATTACTTTTTTCATTTTTTTTATATACCATTAAACCATTTTGTTCAATCATATCATATGGTGATTTTATCATTGTAAAATTTTTATTCGAATTATCTGGATATAAAACTTCAATTACTTTTGAATTTTGTATTAGATTTTCTATACTATTACTAGGTATAGTTCTAAAAAAATGATATGTATATTTTAAATGATGTACAACAGCTTTTATTTCTTGAGGGCTTATAAAATCTGGTTTTTTTCGTCTATAATCAAATAATTTTAATTTATTCATATCAAATTTACGATACTTATCTTGTTTATTTCTATTTAATGCGATATCTGTTTCATCAATAATATCAACCTGTAATATAAATTCTAATAAATCTTCTAAAGTAACTATTCCAACATTTTTTTCAGTAAATAATCCCATATTATTTGTTGTTTTTTCTTTTACAATAGCAATATGCCCCTTACCTGAACAAAAATCATTTAGCATTATATTTAATTTGTAATCAGTTGCTACTTTTAAAATTTGATGTTCAAATGTATTGATTATTGATGAAACAGGTATTTCATCTTCAGGATCTAATAAAATCAATTCTTTAACAAATAAAATTCCAACAATTTCTACATCTTCGTTTGAATTATTTGAAAATACAGGTATTCTACTATAACCTTTTTTAAAAATTTCTAATAATATTTCAAAATTTAAACGATCATTAATATTAATTTTATATACGTTATCCCAAGGCATCATTACATCTTTTACAAATTTTGTTTCTAAATTTAAAGCACCTGTCATTATATTAGCTACATTTGTTTGTAATTCTGCTAATTGTTCTGTTTCATGAATTTTAACCAATCTTTTTAATTCTGTATTACTATATATCATACCAACTTCATTACCAAAAAATTTATCTAAAATAAAGGACATTGGAAAAGCAATTGGAAATAAAATTATTAACAAAAAATGAGTAATCCAACGTGTTTTATAACCAATTAAAAGTGAATATCTAGAACAAGTTGATTGAGGTATAATTTCTCCAAAAATTACAATAATTGTTGTCGATAGAACTAAACCAATTATACCACTTGTAATATCAGCCATTATTATTGATAAAGCTGAATTAACTAATACGTTTCCTAAAAGAAGAGTACATAATAATTGATTACCTTTTTTCCTAATCGGGAGAATTGAACGAGCATATATAGAATCTTTTGTATTACCACTCATAATTATTTCTAATCCAATTGGATCTAAGCCAAGCAGTCCAAGTGTTAGACCAGAAAATAACCCCGAAAGACATATCAAGACAATTATTAATACAATTTCTATTAATGAAATATTTACCATTAAATTATTTAATTTAATATCTAATACATCAATTTTAAATTTTTATATAATAATTTATTATATAAAGAGTTAAATGATGAATAAATACTTATACACTTTTTTATTTATGTTAATAATTTATTTGATAATAGAAACTCTATCATCAATGACATATTCATTAATTTCTCGCCCTCAATGTAAAGAAGTTAAAAAATATGAATATGGCGGTCTTCATCCCGGCAATACATTATTGATAATTGGTAGTGTTCATGGTAATGAACCAGCCGGACATTACGCATTAAAAATATTGAAAAAAAAATTAGATACCAAACAAATAGAAGTTACAAATGGTAAATTAATATTAATACCAAATCCAAATTTTTGTGGAATTAAATATAATTATAGGCATGCACCAGGAGATAAGGATATAAATCGAGGATTTCCTAAAAGTTTAACTGAGGAATCGCATACTGAAAATAATAAAAAAATTGTTGACTATATTTCTAAAACAAATCCTGATATTATATTAGATTTTCATGAAGCATGGTCTTATTATAAAATGAAAGGTGGATCTTATGGTTCTACTATTATAATTCAAAAAAATCAAAATCAACATATAGTATCAAAATGTGTAAAAAGATTAAATAAAACGATTTCAAATAATTCTAAAAAATGGTCTATTGTTACCGATTTTCAAAATAATCCTGGCAGTTTAAGACATTATTGTAATATAATTAAAAAACAATATGTATTAGTAGAAACATCCGGTCAATTAAATGTCCAAAAATTAGACAAAAGAATAAATCAAAATATGACAATTATTAACACTTTCTTAAAAATGTTACATATAACAAATTAATTAGTTAAATCCATTATAGTTTTAATTACATCACCTTTATTTTTTTTTAAATACTTTATAGCCCTCCGTCGCGAAACATTTGCTTGTTGCATTACCATTCTAATATCATCTTCAGAATATACATTTGAATTATTTGAATTATTTGAATATCCTGGTCCCCAATCACTAATATGGCGAGGTGGAATACCAAATGGATCACTAAAAATAATATAACTTTTTCCCATAGAAGATAAAGTACCAGTACAAACGTGATTCTCTTTCTTTTTTTTTGAATCATTATCATCATTATCATTATAACCATCAAATTGGTTCAAATATTTTTCAAAAATTTTATCACCATCATCCGAAGTTTTACTTTCAGCTATACGAAAAATCCAATTAATTGTAGAATCTTTTGTAAAAATATTTTTTAGTCTTTTTACATATTGTTCAGCACATTCTTTTGTAAATCCTAAAATTCGATAATTTTCAATTTCTTCATCGATATTCCAACTCTCCTTTAATTCAATATCTGAATAAATTTCAAGATATTTTCGGAATGTTTGAATTAAATTCAAATTCTGAATT